TGCGTTGCCATACTCGCGCTTCCATATGGATTCAAACCGTTCGGCGATGATTGCTTTCGCCATGGTCATGACGGCTTCTGCCTTCTTGCGGTTGCCGTTGCTGGCATCTGCAACAGTGTGTGCAACTGCTATTGCCGCCATATAAACTTGATCCGTACTGTCTCCCATTGTTTCCACACTGAGCGAAGTTTCGTTCTTCATCTTCACGACCAGTTCTGCAATGTTCTTGCTCATAACACGACTTCCTTTCAGGACGGCACATTTCCGCCCACGTCACTAGTACCAGTGGCTTCATACGAATATTCTTTCAGCTCAATGTCCTGTACGCTGTCTTCATCCAGCCACTTGTTGATGATGTCAAACAGGTATTGCTTGCGCATCTGAATAATATTCTTGTTGGTGGTGCCCAGAGAAAACATCTTGATAGCAACGCTCGCTACAAGCCGGGTCAGTTCATCTCCCTGCCCGTTCATTTCCACATAGACACTTTTCTTCTCCGGCGCATCATGGCCCGTGAAAAACGCCAGAATATGCGTTTTGCTCTTATCCATGTAGTCGTCCTCCTTACGAAGGCAGGCCGTCGTCTGCATCCTGCGGCCTGCTGCCGGTGCCCGCCCAGTCGTCCACAGCAGCGCCAGAGCAGGCAGCACAGTCACCGAAGCACCCGGTGTTCGTGTTCTCTTTCAGCTTTGCCATCGCTTGCGCAATAGCGGTTGCCTTTTCGCCGTGCCACTGGACGCTATGGTCTTTGCCATATTCGATCTCGCTGTTGCGGGCGTTCCATGCATCATCCAGCATACCGTCCAGCTGGTTCTTCATGTCATCCAGCATCTTAATCGCCCGTTCCTTTTCCGGGCTGGACTGCACGATTACGTCAGCCAATGCCATAGCCGCGATCTGTGCGATATCTCCCGCGTGGCCGTCAACCTGAATTTCGATATCATCGCCATTCAGGGTAACAGCTAAGTAGGCATCATACTCTTTTTTCATCTTTTGTCCTTTCTTTTGTGTGAATCTTCGGTCTGGTGGAGCATCCCGGAATCGAACCGGCTCCGGGGCTACACCCCCGGACGCGCCTGCATACTCCATAAAACGGGCGGCTTGACAGGCTGCCGCCCACCCATGCGGGCCGCCCTATGTATTCTTTCAGTCCTCAGTAGGTAGGACCCCCGACTGTCGGAATGGCCGGGGCAGCCGTCTGCGTCCCCACGTTTCCGGCTGCATGGTGGGCGTGATCCGGTGCGCCCAGACCTTTGCGGCTAATCTCGTGGGTCTCTGCCGCCGATC